CTAGGGTTGAGACTGGCTTGTATAAGGTCGGTACTCACTATAAGTGGTGTTACACCACACGCTGGAGACCAGGTAAAATACTGGCTCCTTCTCTTAAAATTTCATACTCTGACGCTGATTCAGAGTATTACGGACACCCCGGTCTCCGTATCATAGCCGACACTTCCGTGTTAGCTTCCTTAGCCGATTTGGCTAATATGGGCCATCTCTCAATTGAAGAGATAGCCGCCAAATCCAAGACAAAATCTTGGGTTTCCTCTACGGACGTTAAAGTCCATCTCACGAGGTCTTTGTGTTCAGCCATGGACGAATATTACATGGATTTACACAAAAACGACATCGAGCAAGTAGCTCCTTTGGATAAGTTTAATCCTCCTAAGAAGCCGTTTATCTGCAACGATGTCGTATACTACCCAGGCGTTTTAGACGCTATTAGGGCTTCTAATCAACCGGGATTCGTCTCCTTCATCGACTACTCTCGATGTAAACAGGACGTCAGGACTCCTTACTATGACGGTGAGGGCCATTTCTTTGTCTCTAAGGGTAACGTGTCTAGTTATCCTAAGGACAATCCAGTCCCATACCACCACAAGATTCCCGAATTAAGGGGTTCTTGTTACACCATCCAGTGCCCTTACGGGTACAGGACTTTCACTCGTGTCAGCGAGATTGAAATTGCTCCACATGTCTTCTTCGTCAGATATTATACCAAAATCACAGTTAAAGATTATGGTTGTATATCAGACTTAGAGCACATGGATGAAGAATTGCTTCCTGTAACTTATAAATCCCTATGTCTATATACCATCTACTCTGACGGTAGATATGTCAACAACCCTGTTTGGGTTGAAGTACAAGCCACAGCTAAACATTATAAAGCTGCTGTCCAGGAGTTGATCACCGCTGATACATCTCCTATGTCTCTCCGCAGGGCCATAAAGTCTCTGTGTCACACCCACCGAGGGTTCTCTCTTGGTTACTGGACCCGTCTGGTGACCATAGCCGCTCAGGATATTTATAAGGAAACCGGTTTATTAACCGGTCTCCAGGCTACTCCTGAATCACGCGTCGTTAGAGCGACGCTCACTCAGGTAGAGGATGCCTCTATCTCTGAACCAGTCGAAGAGAAGTTCGATTGGTTTAATGTCTTCATGGCTTTGTTAGCCATTATCACCTCCTGGGTTCAGCCCATTAGGTTGCTTAGTTATATAATAAGCTTCTTCTCAGGCCTTATAGCCCTATGTCGACTTCGAAAGAAGCCGGCTTTAATTCTGGAGTCCTGGCCCGTCGATAGTAGGGTCGGTGGTCTCCATCCAACTCATGTTACTAACCCTAAGTCTTACAGGACTACGGGTCGGAACAAATCAATGCTGTCCCTAAAACTAGTTAACCCTATGACTGGTGAAGAGATAGTTCAATCTCATACTAACATCTACGAGACCTTGTCTCAATTTTGTAAGTGTGGGAAGGGCGTTGTGTTACGCCAGAGTTGCCCCAAAGTTTGGGGTTCTCTCAAAATTAACACTTTTAGTCGTTGCCCTTGCAACGACTTAGCTTCTTTGCTCGATCGTCAAGTCGGGCATCAATTATACCCTGACGACGAGGTCCTCCGAGACTACCAAAGCTTCATGGAGCTAGAAAGGGATACTTGGCTTGAGAGAGCCGGTGATATCTCAGAGTGCGCGGGCACTTGTGAGGACTACCTAGCTACGAGAGTGGCTAGCAAGGTCAAAACTTATCGAAACGGGTTTGAACGTTTCGTTAAGTCTGGTCGTATTGATTGCAATATGACCACCTTCACCAAGACTGGTGAAGTCTTCTACGGGCCGGCGAGGCCCCGTTGTATTCAAGGTCCTTCCAAAGAGTTTAAAGCTGTGGTTGGGCACTTGAACTGGATGTTGATCAAGGTGGCTAAGTTAATCTACCCTGATAACTTCATCTCCGGCTACTCCTTTAAGGGAATGGCCGATATTTTTACCCGGACTAGACGTCCAGGTTATAAAACTGTGGTCTTCGACGGATCCGCTCATGACTCGCACCAACATGCTAGTCTGATCGACGCTGTCGACCACCCCTTCATCAGGACTTTCGGCCCTGAATTACTCCGCCGAAGCGGAGATTACACCAGCCTTGAGATTGAAACGATCTTAGAGGCTGCCACTAGAATGGACCTTCTCACTAAGTTAGAGTGGGACGGTAAATTCTTTGGTAAAATGATCTTGAGAGGTACCACTTTCTCGGGTCATCCTACCAGAACCACACTCGGGAATACACTCCGAGTGATCAGTTACATCAAGTATTTGATGTTCAAGGCTGGCTGTGACGGCCCATTCTATGTGTCGGGTGACGACGCTATGATGAAAGTTCCAGCATCTTCAATCCCCTCTGTTAAGAAGTGGTTCTGGAAACTCTGGGCCAATTCTGATCAAGGGTTTCACGGTTTAGGGCAGAAGGCTAAGGAATTAGTCATCGGTCCTACCGATTATATAGATTTCATCTCTAAAGACGCTGTGTACTACGCTGGCGAGTATCACGTATTTAGAGATCTCCTAAAGGTCGTTGAGGGTTCGTGTGTTACGGACAAACAATCCTATAGGGGAGATTTTCCAGAGGAGCACGCCTACTTGGTAGGTGAGCAACTCTTGTCATGGGGTGCTAACATCCCATTAGTTGCTAGCTTGGCTAACCTACGCCTTGTTGGCAATCGCTTCAAAGTGCGTTCCAAGAAGAGACAACATTTTCTTGCTGCTCACGCTCATTCTGTACCAGACTTGGTACCTTCACTCCCGTTGTATTTATACGACGATTTAGCTCGTGTCAAGCACGGTGTTAATCTACTTGACCTTGAAGCTCAAGTATATCATAGGGATGGCTGCACTATAGTAGACCATCACTACCCCTTCCTCGTAGGTGGTTTGCCAGCACCAAATATGAACGAGAAGAAAAATGCTCCTAAAAAATCACTTCAGGCAAAACAAGTTGTTTTTGCCAAGAAGAAAAAAGCCCCTGCTAAGCAGAATGTTGTGAATGCTAACTATCTTTATAGAAGCTATAAACAACTGTTTAGCGACCTAAACAATGGTACGTATAAGTACTATCTTTCTTTAGTAGACCCTGAACGAGGTGCTGCACGAGGCCCTAGTTTAATGCCCATCCCTACTTGTCTTCTGCAATACAGACAGAATATAACTGTAACCTGCGGGTCAACGGGAGTCATCCGTTTTGCGGTCAATCCTTGGTTCTCTACTAGTGGAGGATCGAATATTAACGCCTGCGTATCTTACACAGGCTCCCTTACCACCGAAGTTACGACTACGGATTCGCCTGTGTACTACATGCCGGCGGCTCTGTTGAGTAACAATGCTTCAAAATACC